TGTTCCTGCTGAATAATTAGCGTCACCATAAGCCTTATTTACTATGTCGTTAGGGTCTACTGCTGCCTTAATGCACGTTCCCTCTTGAGTATCAATAGTTTTCCTAACTGCGTAATCGTCTAGAATCCCTTTACTCTTATTAAGTCTAGGAAGTCTTATCTTTTTAGGATTAGTTCTTATTAATGGATTTTTTACCATAAGAATTAAGAGAAATTAAAGTTTATAATTTTATCGTTTAAGCTGTTTCTACTTGAATTATAATACAACTTGCCCCGTCTGTTTGTGGGACTACTATAAATTGTGAGGTTGCACTATAAGTTCCAACTTCTATAGCTGTCTCCATAGCTGCTGAGTCAGAGACTAAACCCGCGTATAAAGTAGTAGCTTTAAATAATACCATTTTAAGACGAGGTTACCTCTCCCCAAGACCCTGCCGCTGCTGTAAAAGCAACTTTGCAAATATCTAATTTTAATGTTGTAGTATTATAAATAAGTGTCCCCAATTCAGAAAGCATCGTGTCCCTAACTGCTTCGGAAACATTAGGCACTACTAAAGAAAGTGGGTTAAGTATATCATTTGTAGGACTTGGCATTTTTTCCCTCCTTTGATTTAATAATTTTAGTAGGTTGTTCTTTTAAACTTTCCATATAAAATAGAGTTTCAGAATTATTTAAATCTTTGTTAGCTTCATAATTTGCCTTACCTCTAGCTAATCTTCCGGCTTCACTCATGTTTATTTCCTCGTGTTTGTGATTTCACAAACTTCGTTAGGGGCTTGTAATTGGAAAACTCCTCTTTCCCAGGCTCTAATAGTTGTAGATTTACCGGCGTCTACTATTGTAACTACCTTTAAACCCTCTGCTTGTTTCCAAACCATACCTTGTCTAGCTACTAAAACATAAGCACTGTCAGCTGTTACCGCTTCGCTTATAATAATATTTAAGCCTAAAAGTCTGCCTACTTGCCCGTTCTTCATTACTCCACTCTCATAAGTTGGATGATTTAAAACCTTAGTATTTGAAATAATATTTGTATAGTCAGTCCCATTAACAACTAGATAACCATTACCACTTAAAGCGTCTATTCCGTCTACTCTTAATGTTTGGATAGCGTCTAATATATCTTTTACAGGGTCTCTATTTGATAGAGTTGCACTGTCCCACTCACTACCTATTGGGACTGCTACGGTATTTCCTCTGTTTGATTTTACACTTGCCTCTATTGCGGTGTCTACTTGATAAACTATTTTTCTTCCTAGTCTATAAATCTTCCTTTGTAACATTGGCACTGTTGCATTTTGTTGAGCTTCTAAAGAAATAATACTCTCTCCTGCATACTTTTCCACAATACTTGAAACTTTAGTTTCAGTAACATCAAAGAAAGGAAATGCTGCATATTGCGAAACTCCTTTAATAGGTGAGCCTGAGCCTCCGTCTGTTGAGTCGTCGTTTGTTTCTCTAAAATATGATTCTGTCCAAGCACTAGAGCTGTCTACTGCACAAAGGGATTTCCATTTTTCTTCTATCTTTACAACTGCCTTAACTGCTGTATCAATAAACTCACTTCTGAGGTCTGCTTCTCTATCTGAGTCTGCCATTATGCCAATACCCCCACTCTTACTCTTCCGAAAGTATCATTAGCGTCTTCTTCAGATTTTCCTACAACTGAGCCTGTTAAAAGGTCTACTCCTAAAGCGTCTGAGACTTCATTAGCTGTAGCAATATTTACTATAGCTCCACAAACACTTGCTACTGCTGTAAACATAATATCCCATACTCCGTTCATAGCCACAACGATTGTTGTCTTACCGTCATTTGCTGTTTTTTCTTCCCAAGCAATACCGCCGAATACATCATTGTCTGCTGCTGAATTAACTACAGTATTATTGTTAGTAAGCTGCATAATAGTACCGATAGGAGTTGCACTTCCGTCTGCTATAGTTCTATTTAGAAAGATTGTGGGTGTCTCGATACATGTTGCTTCGTTTGCCATTATTCAGTATCCTCTTCTTTATTTTCTTCTTCTTGATTAATTTCTTCTTCTGTCATGTTATTCGGTACACCGGATAACTATTTAAATGTTTGGATTTTATCCTTAAATGCTTTTAGAATTATTTCGCCCTCTTCAATATGATTTTCTGCCTTTTCTTTGTTATTTTTAGACGTTTTTATACTATCTTCGATTTCTTTAATCTTATCTTCCCACTCTTTTTTAATCATTTTCCAGATATTGCATCGCCTAAAGCTGTACCTTTAAAGAATTCTTCTGCTCTTTTCTTCTTAGCTTCTTCTTCTGTAACTAAAACAACTTCAGCCCTACCGCCTAACTCTCCGCCTAACGCAATCCGTGCGTCCCTTTCTTCTTGCTTCTTAAAGAGCCGCTCTGTTTCCTTATTAGCTTTCTCCATACGGTCAGCAGCGAGATTAGCCACGTCAATAAGTAACGTGCTTTTTGATTTCTCCTCCGTTGTTGCAGGTGTTTCCTTTCCTTGTGTGTCAGTCTCATTTGTTTGTTCATCGGTCATAGAATTAGATGACACAGGAGTTTATAAATTCTTCTCTATTGCTAAAGTTAATCTATTTACTGCCCTTGTTAAAGACTGCTGCCACTTATACCTTTCTACAATAAGTGTAATAGTCCAAAGTCCTAGAACTCCATAATTTAAAAGTTGTTGTTCTATCACTCTTCCAACTCCCAAGACACGAGTTCTTCTTCTGTTAAGGGAATATTCCTACTTAACTCGGCTTCTAGTCGCATACCATAAATTTCAGCTTGTCCCCCTTCATCTAGGAATAAATCATAATTGCTTAAAATATCTCTCCCGTCCTCCATATATTTATTAAAGTTTCCTCTAACCTCTAATTGTGTTTGTGCTCTTGCTTGATAAACTAAAAATAGTTGTTCGTTGTATAACTCTATTGCCGCTTGTGCTTTCGACGGGTCAGTTGCTATCCTCGACAACTTCATCATATTAGTCCTTGCATTTGTTAAAGCGTCCATACTTGCTCCTATTTCTCCTTTTTGTTGAGTTTTAATATTTGATTGAATACCCCGCCATACTCCCGCAATTAATCCAACTGCTGCTCCTATTCCTGCCCCAACGGGTCCTGCTCCTAATGCTCCCCCTGCAGCGAAACCCCCTACTGTTGTTAATATAGACGGAGCAGAGCCAAGAGTTCCAGCTGTTATTGCTTGTCCCCAGTCGATAGGAGCCTCTTTTAAAGTTTGTAGCCTCTGCATTTGTTCGGGTGTTAAATTTCCTATTTGAGCAGTAAGTCTTTTTATCTCCTCTGCTTCGGCTTGTTGTTTTCTTAAATCTCCAACTGTCCCGCTTTCCCTTAATGCTTGGTCAGCTAGTCTTTTATTTACTTGAACTTCTATATCTCTCCTACCTGCCTTTACAAAGTTACCTTGACTATCAATAAATCCTTTCGCTTCTCCTGTTTCTTCGTTCATTACAACCGTTCCTCTAGGAGGGTTTGCTCTTGAAGTAGAAGATACGGTCTCCTCTTGTTTTGGAACTTCTATTGCATAAGGGTCTTTAGTTTTTTCAATAGGAATACTACACGTTTTAGTTTCATAGTCCCATTTTCCCCCTGCATTAATACATTTAATTCTATCTTGTTCGTCTCTCTCGTCTTGCCCTGTGTCTATTTTAGGTTGAGGAGTAACTTCTGTCCCAAAAGTTGGAAAAGTAGGATTATAAGGCATTTTATTCTCTCTCCATAGTAGCCGCTACATCGTTTGGCTGAATATTTAATTGTCCCGTATTTTTACTTTCGTCTAGTTCGGGTTGCATTCCGCCAAGACTTGGAGGTCTATTAAATTTAATTTCAATAGCTTGTTGGTTCCATAAATCCCCCTCTAAATCTACTTGCTCCTTTGTATAAATAGGCTCGAATATAACGTGTCCCATTTTTCCCCCAACTTCGCTAGTGCCGTCACTTGTTGCTATACTTCTAGGAACTCCGCCTGTTTGATAATTTAAATTTTCTAAATATTGTAGCCAACGTTGTCGGTCTTCGGAACTTCTACTTGGGTAAGGTTCTATTTTAGCCGTGTCTTCGGGTAATCCTACCATTTCCCCGTTCTTTACTGCTTTCTCTATTTGTTCGTTAGCATAAGAAATCTTGCCCGTGTTATTAGTTTTATAATATACAACTCCTAGAGCTTTGTCTCTGTGTTTTATAATTCTCTCGTCTTTATTAGCTTCTAGTAAAGCGTCTATTACTGCTTTATTACTTTGAATTAAACTAGTACCGTGGATTTGGTCTCCTATTCTTTTATTTTGTGAGTGTAGCATATCTTCTACTTTCTTTTTTACCCATTTGCTACCGTTCCAAATTTCATACCTTACAATTCTAGCCCCTTTATTAACTACCTTAACTCTCTCGGGGCTTATAGGAATCATATTCATAAGTATATTTTTCTTTCCCCTTATAACTTCTAGGAACGAGTCGCCTACTGCTAACTTAACTACTTCGTGGTTCCACATTATAGTTTCAAAAGTATCTTTTCCCTGCCCCGTAATATGCTTTAAATCTTGCTCTAGCATTTTATCCTTTGTTGTATATCCTCTACTTGTAGACCAAGTTGCCAAAGAAAAAATAGGGCTTGATACTTGGGGGTGATTAAATAAATATCCAAAGTCTTCGGGGGCTTTATCAAAGTAAGTATAAGTTTCTTCGTTGCCGTCGTTAGAAGCGTCTAGGGTTTTACTTTCTACTATAAAGTCGGGGACTTTGTTTGTGAAGTCTGTCGTTGTTGCGTTGCTTAAATTATATTCTGCCATTTTATATGTCTAGTTTGAAAGGTATATGTGCCTCGCATATTGTTGGGTTTATTGTCCCCGTTCCACGTGGTAAATCTTCTGTTCTATTCTTTGGGTCGTGTCCAATACTTATGGCTCCTGCGTTTGCGTTACCATTGACAGAACAATATAACTGTAGGTTAATTCTTAATATATCCCCCGAAGTAAAAAGTTTATCTGTTAAATCGATTTCAATACAAAATACTTGAGATTTATCTTCACTTGATACCCCGCATCCGTCTAGGCTTAAAGTGTCGCTTGTGTTTGTCCCTATGTTAGTCTCAGAAGTTCCGTCGTAGTGGATAATATTTGCTATTACATAAGCAGAAGTTATATTTATTGCATTAGCCATAGATATTCCAACCGGGACAGTAATCAAAGCTTGACCTTTAATAGTCTTAGGCGTGTTAAATTGAATATCAAAATCCAAATCTAATTCCTTAGTAGCTGCTGTTGGACCTGTACTAGAACTAATAACTTCATTAGAATAAAAGGCTTTCTTTCTTAATATATTTTTATCTGTTCCTGTTCCGGGATAAAAAATAATAGTTCCCGTCCCCTCGTCGGCGTCTGTATAATCGTAATTCGCCAATATTGGAGTTGCTGTAGTAAACTTTAAAAGTGAGGGTTTAAGTGCCATTATAACCCCAAGTCGTCAATAGTATCTTTATTTTTTATCTTATTTCTAAAGTCTTGCCAGATAGTATCAATTACATTTAATTTAGACTGAGAAGTTGCTAGTTGCCAAGTATTTTGACCTTGATTAATTGCATAAAAAGCGGCTCGGTTTGAAGCAACTAAAGCCAACCATTGTTTTGCTGCTGCTGTTATAGTTGCATAGTTTGCAACTAAACCTATTTTATTTCCTGCCTCTACTTCCATATCTGATTCTGCCATTAATATCCAAATATCTGTATTCGTTCCGAGAATCTGTGCTGCACTAGCGTTAGCTCCTATTGCTAAAAGTATTTGTGCGTCTGTTGCGAGAGTTCCTGCTGCTGCCATTTTTATTTATTTGCTAATCTGTTTATTTGTGAGGTTAGGTCTTGAATTGCTAAAATTAACGCTAAATCT